CAAAAGGGTACACCTCTCCTACCCCTCTTATCTAATTTATTAAATAAATAACTAAAGTTTTGGAAACCTTTAATTGTTTAAATAATAATTAGATAAGATTTTAAGGAGAGGTCACGATGTTAGGTCATCTTAACCTAACATCATGCGTCCTGTCGGACTCTCTAAGAACTCTAATCTCTCGATTAGTTTCTTACTGAGGACAGAAGAGGCTACCAAACTAAGATCTCTAGTTCTCATTTGGAACTGTTGATCTGAACTTGGTAACATCATTGCTCTAAGCAATAATGGCCAGTCACCGCCACGTACAGTGTCGATGGCCCGGGCCTCATTCTTAAACTTTATAAACATTTCTTCAACTTGACCATAAATGGCTAAGTGAGGAAGTGAATATATAAGTTTAAGACCAATTTCACTCCTCATATCATCTTCAAAGGATGTTAGATAACAGACAAGGGATATAGCCATTTGGCCTAATTCCTTGCTGTCATCCATATTCTCTGGATTTGATTCGCTGAACATTTCGACAGCTAAATTAGAAAGAACGCCTAAGCATTCTTCTTCTTTTAGATGTCGAATACGATAGCCTCCAAGACTGATAAGAGCGTTTAAATGCTCTTCACTCGAAGAGGGATCGCGCATAATTCGCATTATGCGTTCAACGATTTGTGAATTTTTAAACATCTTCTTTCTAAATTTAGAAGGTCGAAGTTTTATATATTCATAAAATGAGGCGACAGACGCGGGGATACTTTGTGAAACATAGCCTCTCCTTTGTTGCTCCTCAAAAAGATTTACTAGTCGATAATATCTTCTAGCAGATTCTTTAAGAGCAGAAACTGGAAAAGGTGTGAATTCTTGGCCTTCATAGAATAGCCTTTTGGCAAATTCAAAGAAGTTTTGAGATTTGTGAGTTTTTAAGTCACTAACCTCAACGCCAAGTTTTCGTATCACTTGGATGTAATACTCCCCTACCTCTTTATCTCCTATGACGATATCATCGCCTAAGAGACAATAAGGTAAAGATTTCCAATTCTTATTAAGCTTCCTACAACAGTAGTAAATCACATAATGATGAACTACTGCAAAGGTGGCTCAAGAAGAATAGGCTCCCATTGGATTTCCTACAGCATAACTGATTTCTCTATTATGCTCAGGAGAATAAAATGGGTATCCTACCATTATGTTCTTCCAAGAAGAAACATAATCGGCAGGGAGTATTCCTTTAAGAACATTTGTTATTAATTCAATAGGAAATCTATCAGTTGCAGATGTTAAATCTACACTATAGAATCACTCTGAATTATTAATAATGTTCTC